AATACAAATAATAATATAATTACTGCTACAGGTACTGCAAATTCCTTAAATGGTGAACCTAATTTAACTTTTGATGGGAGTACTTTAGCAGTAACTGGAAGAGTTACAGCTACTTCATTCACAGGAAGTTTACAAGGTACATCAAGTTGGGCAGAAACCTCTAGTAGAGCAATCACAGCTTCATATGCTTTAGTATCATCAGGTACTATAGAAAACGCAGTTACTGCTTCATATGCTTTAATAAGTCAAATAAGCTTAATACAAGATTATGAAAATGGAGGAAACATTTCTGGCACAGGAACTGGAGAAACATTATTAGCATATGGATATAGTGCTGGGTCTGCAGCAACGGCTTTTCCTTTGACTAATGCTGAATGGGGTTCAATTTCAACATCAACTACCTATGATAGCTGTGTTTGGCAAGAAGCATTACTTTCATTTAGATATAATAGAAAATCGTGTTATATTCAATCCGCAGATAATAAAAGATATATTATAAATCATAAAATTTATATTCCTAATACAAGTTCATTTCTAGGAGCTAATGACAATCCATATATGTTTGGAATAGATGGTAGAGGATGTATGATTAAAGATACTAGAACAGGAGCAGAAGCATCAGGAGGATTATTTACTAGAATCCCAGTAAATCAAACCCAAGCTAATAACTACGATATAGAGTATGCTATAAATATGCAAAACATGAGAATCTATGGCCCTTCAGCTGCCCCAGCATTAAGCTCAAGTTGTGCTATAGAAATAGGTTCTTCTAAGAGAAGTTATTTTGCTAATTTGGATATTTCTAGATATGACATAGGATTTAGAGGATCTATGATGCTTAATTGTACTATGGATAGAATTAATACTATATTCTGTGATACTGCTGGGGTTAAATTTGAAAGAGGATGGTGGCCAAGTGCAGGACAAGCAACCACAGTAAACCAAGTATCTATAACAAATTGTAGATTTAATACTTCTTTATCCTCTAGTGTTGGATTATGGTTAGAAAATTGTGATTCAACAGAAGGATATAAACTCCAATTTGAAGGAGCATCAGGATCATATGGTTTATTTTATGATTCTACTAGTGGTGCTACTGTTGTTAAAAATGCATATTTTAGAAATTTAAGATTTGAATCTGAGGGTAATTATGGTGCTTTAATAGGATTCAAAGGAAGAGATACTTTCTCATTCATAGCAGAACTTGGATGGTATCAAGAAACAGCTAATGGATTTCCAGGTTATTTAATTGAAACAGAGGCGTATGATGGTACATCCGCAATTATAATTTTAAGAGATTGGGGATTTGGCTCAACTTCAAATACATGGAAAATAAATAATTTAAGCCAAGGATGTGCGTTTGATATAACTAATGTTAGGTTATCTGCTAGTAATTTTGGGGGTTCATTTAGAAGTCCCCAAACAGCCGCTGAAATATTAGCTTCATCTTCATTATATTTTGATACTAATGTTCCTACCTCAAATAGATTAAGATTTACTCCTCCAATCCCGTGATAATATTTATAATAAAATCAAATTTATGGAAACAAAATTATTAACACAAGAAGAAATTACTCAATTGAAAAACACAAGAGAAAAAAGATTTCAATTAGTAGAAAGTTTTGGTATTTTAGAATCAAGAATCCAAGAAATTAATTTACAAAAAGAAACTCTTAAAGAAGAACTTAAAAAATTAATTCAAGAAGAAACTAATTTAGGTAAAACTTTACAACAAAAATATGGTGATGGGTCTATAGATCTTGAAAAAGGAGAATTCATAACCAGCTAATATTTTTAATAAGTTTCACCATATTTATAATAAAAATCAAAAATAAACATAATTAACAATGGCAGAAACTTTAATATCACCAGGCGTTTTAGCAAGAGAAAACGATTCATCTTTTGTAAGTAAAAGACCGGTTACTGTAGGAGCAGCAATTATCGGCCCAACTGTAAAAGGTCCCGTTGAAGTTCCAACGATAGTTACAACTTGGAGTGACTATGTGAATAAATTTGGTACTACTCTTTTAAGTGGTAGTACTAATGATCAAAAAACATATACTTACTTTACTTCAATAGCAGCATATAATTATTTTGCTAATGGAGGAACTTCATTATTAGTAGCAAGAGTAGTATCTGGATCTTATTTATCAGCTACAAGTTCTTTAATTCCAACTGGATCAGGCGGCCCTACAGCTGGTGGTTCACCTTTTGTATTAAAAACATTCTCTAAAGGTGTTATTATGAATAACACTGGAGGTACAGAGGTAAGTGGAGCTTTAGCTAGTGGATCATCAAATAATATTAGATGGCAAATTTTAAATTCTAATAGTTCTTCTGGAACTTTTGATTTATTAATTAGACAAGGTGATGATAATACATTACAACCTATTGTATTAGAAACTTGGACTAACTTAAACTTAGATCCTAATTCTTCAAACTATATTGCTCGTGTTATTGGTGATATAAATGAAAATTATAATTCAACAAATAATCAAATTGAATACTCAGGATCATTCGCTAATAGATCAAATTATGTTAGAGTAAGTGCTGTTAATTTTACAACACCTAACTATTTTGATGCAAACGGTATTGCTAAACCTCAATTTACAGGATCTTTACCTACAAATGCCTCAGGTACATTTGGAGCAGCTACAGGTGATGTAAAAGGTGGAGCTAATTTTTATCAAAATATTAGTAGTACAAATACTCAAGGTTTAGTAGCTGATAATTATGATAATATGATTAATTTATTATCAAATCAAGATGATTATAAATTTAATGTATTATTAACTCCTGGATTATATAATACTGATTATACTGGAAAAATAAATACAATCATCCAGAATACTCAAAATCGTGGTGATTATATTTATGTGATGGATTTAGTTAAATATGGATCTAGTGTTTCATCAGTAACAGCAGAAGCTAATAGTAAAAATACTTCATACGCAGCAACATATTGGCCTTGGACACAAGTAGTTGAACCTTCAACAGGTGAATTAGTTTGGGTTCCTGCTTCAACAATGATTGGTGGTGTTTACGCATATAACGACTCAGTAGCTGAACCTTGGTTCGCACCAGCAGGTATTAACAGAGGTGGTTTATCAACAGTAGTAAGAGCTGAACAGCGTTTATCTCAAACTCAACGTGATAGTTTATACTCAGGAAAAGTAAATCCAATCGCTACATTCCCTGGAACTGGTGTTGTAGTATATGGTCAGAAAACATTACAAACTAAAGCTTCTGCTCTTGATCGTGTAAATGTTAGAAGATTGTTAATTGCTCTTAAGTCATATATTTCTCAAATTGCTAATAACTTAGTATTTGAACAAAATACAGTAGCAACAAGAAATAACTTCTTATCACAAGTTAACCCATACTTAACAAGTGTTCAACAACGTCAAGGTTTATATGCGTTTAAAGTAGTAATGGATGATTCAAATAATACTCCAGATGTAATTGATAGAAATGAATTAGTAGGTCAAATTTACTTACAACCAACTAAAACAGCAGAATTCATTTACTTAGATTTCAACATTACTCCAACTGGTGCATCATTCCCTGCTTAATTCTTTAGAACATAGATATTTATAATAAACAAAAAGATAAAATAAAATGGCAGTATTAAATCCAAACGAAATATTCTTCACAGCTTTCGAGCCGAAGGTTAAAAATCGCTTCTTAATGTATGTGGATGGTATTCCAGCATATATCATCAAAAGAATTGGTCCTGTAAGTGTTGATATGGGTGAAATTAAATTAAATCATATTAACGTTTACCGTAAAATCAAAGGTAGAGCTCAATGGGCAGATATCGAAATGACTTTACATGATCCAATCACTCCTTCAGGTGCTCAGGCAGTAATGGAATGGGTACGTTTACATCATGAATCTGTAACTGGTCGTGACGGTTACTCAGATTTCTATAAGAAAGATGTAACAATCAATGTGTTAGGTCCAGTAGGAGATATTATCTCAGAATGGATTGTTAAAGGAGCATTTATTAAATCAGCTAACTTTGGTGATTATAACTGGGATGATGATGGAACCCCAGTAAACATTACTCTTGAAGTTCAACCAGATTACTGTATATTGAACTACTAATATAAAGTTAACATTTTTAGTAAAAAGCTCCAAAGAAATTTGGGGCTTTTATTTTCTTTTAATATATTAAAGCTATGAAAAAAATTAATTTACTTTTATTTGTACTATTAACTAGCTTTGTTTATAGTCA